TCTGATAAACTTACAAGCCTCATTAATTCTTGGTGTTCTGGTATCATCCTTGTAGATACCATGTTAAGATAAACATCACGTACTACAGATGCAATTTGTTCTGCTTCTATAGAATCACTGATGCTGTTTACATCTTCGGAATCCATATCCGATAAGATGTTCTGTACTATTTGTAGGAGTGTTCTTTTCATTATGATCCATCCACACAAATAACGATTACACATTCAACGTGTGAGGTTGCGCCACCGTTACAAGCTATTTTTATGTAGTCACTTGCAGTAACTGTATTGTTAGATGATGGAGCTAGAGTATCTACATCACCTGCAGCTGATCCTGATTGTGTAACAGTCAACACACCCATAGAAGCAGCTGAAGAATTTGTAACTGTAAATGTAGTATCTGAACCTGCTATCGATCCACTTAAAACACTTTGTATCTTTGTAACTGTACCTGCATAGGGCATAGGTACATATAAATCACTTGCACTAGATATATCAGCAAAGTGAGCAGTAAGCATTGACTGTCTTGAAGTCCATGTTCCTGATCCTGATCCGTTTGCTAAATAAACATCTCCTGAACTAGCAGTAGATGCACCCTTTGGCTCGTGAAGATAAGGGTCTGATAGTGCTGAATGGTTCACGTTTGCCATATTATAAATTCCTCAAGAGCATAAAAGAAGGTAGCCCCCGAAGGAGCTACCTATTAGTATTAAGTTTCGATGTAAGTAATAACTAACTTAGCAGCACCTGCAGTAAATGCAGCTGTTCCGTAGTTAGCTTTGATGTATGCGTCTGCAGCACCAGTCATTACTGCACCACCTACTAGAGCACCGTCACAAGCGACTGCTTTAGTTGTAGCGTTCAATGCTGAAAGTGCAATGGTTGCATCGATACCATCAGCATCAATAGCAGAACCTGCAGAGTTATACGCACCGATTCCCAAGGTTGCAGAACCACCTGAAGTAAAAGCAGTAGTCACCAATAGGTGAGCACCTGTGATGTAAGAGTTAGCAGGAATGAAAGGATCATTCGCTACTGGTGTTGCAGCTGAAGAACCTAGTTCTGTAGCATCTGCAATATCAATTACAAGAGTTTTTACTTCAGACTTGGCTGTAGTACCTGCATCAATTGCAGCACCTTGGTCAAGACCTGTGATGACACGTAGGCCATCGTCATTATTGTAAGACATGTATCTTTCTCCTTATCTTAATTAGACGTTAGTTTTAGATACAACGCGAACCATGTTCTCTGGACGGTACAACTTGACACCGTAACGAGCAGTAGTTACAAACTCATCACGTTGGAAGTCTTTGTTGTAATCGTAGTCCACTTCTGGCATTTGCCGCCATGCACCCACTAATGGGGAAGCACTTGGGTCTGCAGAGAAGAACAAGTTAGCCTTACCATTAACAGATGAGAAGTCCACATTAGCATTTGCTGATGTAGGCAACGCACTGTCAGTAACGTCAGCTAGATAGTTCGAGCAGTACACGTCAAAACCATACACGTTTGCAACGAATTGCATACCTGTCGCAATACCATCACGTACAATACCTTCGAAGCGTGGGTTGTTTGACACGTTTGTTAGGTTTGTTAGAGTATTCAATGTGTACTCTACTGATGGATCAACGATAGCAACTAGGTTACGATCAGGTACATTCGATTTCTTCAGAGCGTGTCGAGCACGAGCGAAGTCCTCAAGTGTGATAACCGCACCAGTTCCTCCTGCAGCGTATCTGTGCTCTACACCATCGATTGTCTCGTTGGAGTTTGCTGATACACCTGCTTCGGGAGCAGCCATAGTCGTTGTTTCGAAGTGTGCCATGATAGCACGTTCTTGTTCTGGAACAAAACGAGAAACCATTTCGTTCATGTAGAACATGTCTTGTTTAGCTTTCTTAGTGATATAAGTAGCTGATGATAGATACTTGTCAACACTGAATGTAAATTGACCTGTATCCAATGGACGATACTGAACCGCTGTATCTTCAGCGTAGTTGTCCACTTGCGCTTGACCGATTGATGGTATCTTGAACGTATCGCCATCAGGAAAACCTTCTAGCATACGGACATAACGCTGTGCCATCATCTCGTCACGCAGAATCTCTTTTAGCTCACCAGACCATACCTCTGAGCGAGTTAAGAGAGACACGTTACCAGTTGTCATAGACATACTGCATCTCCTTTATTAAAGTTATGTTGATTAAACACCGAACTTATCACCTAGACGTTGACGATCTTCCATCATCTGTTGTTGCATCTTTGGTGTGTAGTATAAGCTACGGTTTTCTCTACGCATAGTTTGATAATAATTAAAATCACGTTCTGCGTTAGGTTTAACTCCAACAGCCTCTGTGCGAACAGACCCCTGAGTAATGGGTTTGAATGTCTGTTGTTTTTCGCCAATCAAAGCAAAGAACGCTGATGGTGATTCGGCTGCTAAATCTTGCATACGCTCCACACTAATACCAAGTTCTTGTGACTTGTTAACTAGTATGTTACGTGCCTCAGTACCATATGTCTCTTGCAACTTAGCGTCAACAGTAGCAATATTCTGTTGAACAGTAGCTTGAGTCTCACGTTCTGTTAGAGTTTTTTCAACAAGGCTTTTTAGATCATCCTCACTCACTGCAAGGTTGGTGTTACCTTCAGTATTAGTGCCACCATTATTATCGTTATTGGACTCTAGAGGTTTTTCGTTGGTGGGAGCCGAAGCCTTTCCCTCTAGCTGTTGCAACAACGGGGCTGCATAGTCTTGCTTACTGAGGTCTTCTCGCATTTGTGTGAGTTGAGTCTCAAGGTTCTTGATATGCTCATCAGCTTCAAGTTTACCTTTAGCAAGAACTTCAGGGTCTTTCCAGTTATCACCCCTTGTCTCTACGAGCTTTTGCAAATAAGATTCTTTTGGTTGTTCTTCTTGTTGCGTCTGCTCTGGTGTAGTCTGAGCTTCCTGTGGTTGGGCATCTCCAGACTTTGCTTCATCAAATATTGACATTATTGTAATCGATCCTTACGGTTGAGGTCTATTAGTTTCAGAATGTCCTCAAGAGCAGCATTGTACTCATTAACGGCAATCTGTTTTTCAGCCCATCCAGGGCCATAATCACGAACAGAATCTTTCTTGAATAGTGTCTGCTCAATGACATCTTGTAAATCATCGAAGGCATTCTTATAGTACATAATCTCTTCGATGCGTTTGTTCTTATCCTCACCCTTTAGACCTTTGGTCCAAGCTGAGTGCATTTATTTCATTACCTTTTTTTTCTTTGGCATAGGCTTCTTCTTAGGCATAGGCGCTTTAGGAGCCTTCTTCTTATATGGTTGTCCTTTTCCTGGCATATCAAATCCCCATTTCTTGTGCAGCCATTAGTTCTTCTTCGTTAAGCATTTCTGCTTCTTGAGCCATCTTCTGAGTTTCTAGTTGCTCAGTTACGGTTATGTTCTCACCGTATAGTGTTGGCTCACCTAATTCGTATGCAATGATACGAGCTAGTTCTTTACCTGATAGGTGTGGTGCTACAGTCGGGTCTTGTGCTTTTACTGCAGACAACTGAATCAGGTTCTGTACTCTACGAGCACGTTCAGCAAAGTGTCTTGCTCCTACAGGAACTATCTTACCACTTGCTGTAATATCTTCTCTAGTAATTTCTAAGAACTGTAGAACACCTGAGTCTTCATCAGATACTCTTACTATGTCAGCACGATTCATGTAACGTCTAGCTACCTCAAGCATTGCATTCAACATAGGTTCTATAAATGTACGCTCGAAGTGTGCAGCCTTGTGTTCGAAGATACGTGACGCTGAGTTCTGTAGTGTCTGTACTTCAAAGGCAGTCTTCTCTCCTGGAGTACGGATACCCATAGCTTGTCTAGGAGCACCTGCCATCTCTTCCATCTTATTTTCTAAGATTTGTATCTGAAGATCAGCGTTTAATGCAGTAGCATCAGGAGCCATGTAACCTACGTCACCTTCCTCACCCATGTAGATTCTAGCTCCAGGCTCGAAGTCGAAGTCTTCTACATCACCTTTTACTTTTAGTATCGGGTATGCGATCTGATCAAAGACATCTGCCTTGAGATTCTCTAGGTGATCAATCCTGTATTGCATTCCTACAAGATTATCTAGTGGACCCATTGCGTATAGGTTGTCTGGACGGTTACGCCACCCACTATGGAAGATAGGAGCCTTGCCCATCCATGAGGGATTCTCTTGATTGTCTAGTACGTGAGCACGATCCACGATAGTAATCACACGGTCTGACATTAACTCACCAGACTCTTGATCATAGATGTCACCGTAGAATGTCATAATCTCTACGTAGTCTGATTCGTAGTACTGCTCTATGCTTGTGAAACCATCAGCAATAAAACCTTCAGCTTTCTCGAAGTGACCATCTGTTCCTCGTACATTCTTACGAGCAGACATCATCTTCTCGAATACACCGTTAAGGTACTTGTTACGAGGATCAGCATCTACCATACGCTTGATCTCACCTAAAGACTTAATGCTTTTGATTATCTTTGGTGAATCATCAAAGGATGCAGCTGTAGGATTGAAACAAATGTCGTATGGTGAGATACGTACAACTCTTGGTCCTACATACTTCGGTATAAACTCACCATCTTCTTTTGTAGTATAGCCGTCTTCCCACTCAACCATAGCGAAACAGTTACCGTAAAGAATCCAATCTTGTATAAGATTAGACACTGTGTTCATTAGGTCAGACTGTCTTACCTTATTTTCCATGTAAGACTGAATGATGTCACGTTTAGCTTTTACTGCAGCATCTCGTGAGTCAGCTTCCCAACGCATCCAGTTCTGTTGTGGAAACAAAGTAGCAAAGTAGTTAGCGTGAAGGTTATCTGCAATCTGTGTTATCTTTGGTGTAGTCGTTGTATTAGACCAAGGAAGGATTGCGTTAGCTGTTGTGGTTGTATCGGTAGCGTAAAGGTAGTTACGTAACTCTTTAGTACCTTCAACCCAATGGTGACGTAACTGATGCCATAGTCTCCACTTGTCTGCGATCTCTACGGCAAGGTTATCTGGATCGATAAGATTTTCAATATCAATAGTTTTCATTACCTACTCCCTGCTCTGAAACGGCTATTCGCCCAGACAATGTTATTCTCTCGTTTCCTGTTAAGGTTACGTGTTGGACGTACAGCCATATCAACTGCAGATGCTAGAGCGTCAATTACGTCATCATGTGGGGGGTTACGTGTAGACAGTTCGTCTTCCAAGTACTGAGTGTTACCACCACGATAATGCCACATTTGAAGATTATCGTATCTAGGTTCTAGAACCGAAGCAATACGCTCTTGTTTATTACCTTGTTGTTTGTTAGGTCTGAACTCATCAATGCTTAGTGCTAGACCGTGTTGTTTAATTAATTCTTTTAGTTGTTTAACGATTGCCATCTGAGCTACAGTAACTTCTGCTCTTAGCTTTCTGAAAGACCATTTGCTATGTAACTCAAAGATATGATCGAAGTATTCAGATATACGATCAGTCCTGAACCTGTCAATGTCTAAGACGTATACGTTGTTCTCTGAGTCAACACCTATAAGAACGAGTGCAGTGTAGTCAGCCTTTGATCTTAAACTAAATGCGAAGTCGATAGCTCCGAATAGATTTAGTTTACTATCTTTGTAGTGCCAGTGACCGTTATCTAAGTGTAGATGTTTCCTGTCGAAGTATTGTATCTTGTCTCTTGATACTGGCACATTATCAGGATCACTTGGATCATTATAGTACTGTGCTTTGAACTGTCCTTTGTCTAAATACTTACCACGTTTCTTAGCTAACGTAGCAATGTCAAACCCAAACCGCTTACCGTCTTTACGTTGTTGTTTAGGCCACAGGGACGGTCCAGTACCATCACCTTGATCTTC